CAGTTGTAGCCGCTACTGACAAACAGCTACTAACGGAGGAAAAATAATGTCTAACTTAAAAGCTTTTGTAATGTGTGTGGCACTTTGTTTTGTGCCAATTGCTTTTGGCATGTATGTTGTTAATGGGGAATATCTCCATCAACCTCAAAGAGTCTCTTAAACTAATAAGGGGAGGCAACTCCCCTTATTTTTCTTTCTAGAAAGAATATATGGACGCTAGTTTATTAAAAGTTGCATTTCCTACTGCTTCAGATGATACTATAAAAAAGTATAAAGATGCTTTAGATATTTCTGCTAACAAATACAATATAGAAGAAGATCATGATGTGTCTGCTTTTTTGGCGCACCTAGGCCATGAGTCTGGTGATCTTAAACGTATCACTGAAAATCTGAACTATTCTGCAGAAAGACTCTTAGTCGTGTTTCCAAAATACTTTAAAACACAGGAAGAAGCATTAAAGTATGCTAGACAGCCAACTAGAATTGCTAGCCGCGTCTATGCCAATAGAATGGGAAATGGGAATGAAGAGAGTGGTGATGGATGGAAGTATCGAGGACGTGGTTTGATACAACTAACTGGCAAATCTAACTATCAAAAGTTTGGAAAACATATAGGTATGGATTTAGATGAAGTAATTCTTTTTCTAGAGACGCCTAAGGGTGCATGTATTTCTGCTGGTTATTACTGGTCTACTAATAATTGTAATGGAAAAACAGTAGAGCAAACTTCTAGAATTATTAATGGTGGAACACATGGTCTTGAAGATAGAAAAGGAAGATATGAAAGAATATTAAAGTATTTTACTTGACAGTCCTTTGTGGTATAATGTGTTATGAACAACCGTGAGTTTCTCTATGCAATTTTATACAAATGTAATTCTTCGTGGCAACAATATCATGTATCGTGGATATGAATCTGGTAAAAGAGTACAAAGAAAAATAAAGTGTAAGCCTTATCTGTTCTTTGCCGATGAGTCTGGTGATCAATCTACAAAATACACTACGATCTTTGGTGATCGTGTCAAGCGAATGGATTTTGACAGCATTCATGAAGCTAAGGAATTTGTTGAGTCTTATAGCGGCGTTGAAAACTTCAGTATTCACGGTCAATATCCACACATGTTTCATTACACCTGGATGAACGATACGTTTGCCGGGGATGTAAACTATGATGTATCTAAGATACGAGTTGTCTATATCGATATTGAGGTTGCATCAGATGATGGGTTTCCAGATCCAGCCAAAGCAGACAAAGAAATAACCGCCATATCTCTTAGGTTTAGAGATAAAACATTTGTGTTTGGGTGTGGTGATTATACCTCAGCATCTGAACATATCAAGTATGTAAAGTGCACCGATGAAGCTGCACTAATCAGGTGGTTTATTAAATCGTTTGCGACAATATCACCAGACATCATAAGTGGCTGGAACATCGAGAACTTTGATATACCATACATCGTAAATCGATCAAACAAGCTTTTAGGTGAGAGTGAAACAGCAAAGCTTTCTCCTTGGAATATTGTTAACATACGTCGTGTGAGTCGTGGCAAAGTCAACGGTGAAGTAGAGGTACATGAGATCGTTGGAATATCTACGTTAGACTACCTTCCTCTCTATAGAAAGTTTACGTATACTAATCAAGAGTCGTATAAGCTAGACCATATTGCCTTTGTAGAATTAGGTGAGAAGAAGCTAGACTACTCTGAGTATGGTAATCTTAATGAGCTGTATAAGCAAGACTATCAAATGTTCATCGATTATAACGTCAAAGACGTAGACTTGGTTATACGCCTTGAGGATAAACTAAAGTTGATAGAACTCGTCTATGCTATGGCGTACTCTGCTAAAGTAAACTATACAGATACATTCGGTGTCGTCAGGCTTTGGGATGTCATATGCCATAACTTCCTTATCAGCAAGAATATTGTAATTACGCCAAAGGAACATATCAACGAGATACCGTATAAAACGGCATCGTCTACTCAAGACCCAATAACTGGAGATGTGACTGAGTTTGGTTCATTCACCGGTGCTTATGTAAAGCCTCCACAAATCGGTCTCCATGAATGGGTTGTATCATTTGACTTAAACAGTCTTTACCCACATCTTATCATGCAATACAATATCTCTCCTGAGACCTATTATGCTCAGTGCCATGGCATGATCGATGTTGATTTGTTCCTAAACGGAGAAGCCAATCAATGGGATACAGATCTAATCAAGACGGCAAATCGATGTGTGTTCCGTCGTGACAAGATCGGCTTTCTGCCTGAACTTATGCAACAGTACTATGACATGCGTACTGTGTATAAGAAGAAGATGATCGAGGCACAAAAGAAGTATCAGACTGAAAAGACATATGAACTAGAAAAAGAAATATCTAGATACAACAATCTTCAGATGGCCTTTAAGATCATGCTCAATAGTGCGTATGGTGCATTGGGTAATTCCTATTTTAGATACTATCAACTTGCTCTAGCCGAATGTATCACCTTATCTGGTCAGGTGACCATTCGCTGGATCGAAAACAAAATGAATCAATATCTAAACAAGATACTTAAGACTAACAAGGATTATGTTATTGCATCCGATACCGATTCAATCTATCTCAATCTAGGACCTCTTGTTAAGCATGTGTTTCCTGATGAGACAGACAAGTCTAAGATCGTAGACTTTCTCAATAAGGTATCTAATGAAAAACTAGAACCCTTCATCGACAAGTGCTATCAAGAACTAGCCGACTATACGAACGCGTATGCACAGAAGATGAAGATGAAGCGCGAGTCCATTGCAGATAAGGGAATATGGACTGCCAAGAAAAGATACATTCTAAATGTATATGACTCCGAGGAGGTAAGATACTCTGAACCTAAGCTTAAGATTATGGGCATTGAAGCCGTTAAATCTTCTACTCCTATGTCCTGCCGTGAATCCATCAAGAAAGCACTTAAGCTTATTATGACTAAGGACAATCAATCGTTGATCGACTACGTCCAACAGTTCAAACAAGAGTTCATGAAGATGTCTTTCACCGAGATCGCTTTCCCTAGGGGATGCAACGGCATCTATAAATATATGGATAGAGGTGGTGTGTATAAAAAAGGCACTCCTATTCATGTGAAGGGTGCCCTGATCTATAACCACTTCGTATCTAAAAATGACCTAAAAAAGAAGTATCAAATGATAGGAAACGGTGATAAAATCAAGTATTGCTACTTGCGTTATCCAAATCGATACAACATTGAAGTTATATCATGCCCAGCTGAGCTTCCTAAAGAATTCAATCTTGACGGTCTGATAGACTATGAGATGCAGTTTGAGAAGGCATTTTTGGAGCCACTAAATGGCATTCTCGAGAAGATTAGTTGGGTAGCTGAGAAGAATCAAAAAGCAACAATTGAGGACTTTTTCTCATGAGAAACCGAGATGAGATTACTGACTTTGACGATGACTTTGGATTTACTTTAGTTGGTGAAGAAGAAATATCCAACAAAGATATGTCTGAAACATACAAGCAAAAGTTGATGCAACTACATAAAATGATTATGCCACTGCTTAAAAATCTACTTAAGAATCCTGAAAAAGATTATATACATTGGCCTAATCGAGATAAGAAGATTAATGATTTTATTCAAAAGATGAACAAAGTGATAGAGGAATGATATGTCAAATTTTTTTAAAAATTTAGTAGAGAGTATCAAAGATGAAGATACAAGCATCGTGGCTGATGGACATGGTTCAGCAGAGTATACAGGATGTATTGACACTGGTAGTTACATTCTTAATGCTGTTCTTAGTGGCAGTATTTACGGCGGTGTCCCTAATAATAAAATCACTGCTTTCGCTGGGGAATCTGCTACTGGAAAAACGTTCTTTGTACTTGGAATAGTAAAGTCATTCTTGGATTCTAATCCTGATGCAGGTGTTATGTACTATGACACTGAAGCTGCGGTTACAAAGCACATGATGGAAAGCCGAGGAATAGATACAAAGCGGGTGATTGTATCTGAGATGGACACAATTCAAAAATTTAGGACACATGCTCTTAAGACCCTAGACTTTTATGAAAAGTCAGGAGATAAGAGACCACCTTTCATGTTGGTACTTGATTCACTTGGCCTACTTTCAACCACTAAGGAAATGGAAGACACGGCTGAAGGAAAAGAAACACGAGACATGACTAAGGCACAAGTCATCAAAGCTGCCTTTAGAGTTCTTACGTTAAAGCTTGCAAAGGTAAAGGTTCCATTGATTGTGACCAACCACGTGTATGCATCTGTAGGATCCTATGTTCCAATGAACGAAATCTCAGGTGGATCAGGCCTAAAGTACGCAGCCTCCACTATTGCTATGCTTTCTAAGAAGAAAGAAAAAGATAGCAACAACGACATCGTCGGCAACATCGTAAAGGTCAAGATGTACAAGTCTAGACTTTCTAAGGAAAACGGCGATGTAGAGGTTCGTTTGTCATATGATCGTGGTCTTGATCGATATTATGGTTTACTTGATCTGGCAGAGAAGTATAATATCATCAGAAAGGTGTCAACGCGTTATGAATTGCCAGACGGAAGTAAGGTCTTTGGTAAGGAAATCAACACTAATCCAGAAAAGTACTTCACTCAAGAAGTGTTGACACAGTTAGACGAATGCGCTAAAAAAGAATTCCTATACGGACAAGGTGGTGTGAATGACAATCGAGACGACGATTCTATCGAATCTGATATTTAACGAGGACTATACTAGAAAAGCTTTGCCTTTCATAAAGGACGAGTATTTTCGTGACTCCACTCATCGTAAACTTTTTGATCTTGTAAAAGCATATGTAGCTAAATATAATACAGTTCCATCGATTGAAGCTATAAAGATTGACTTTTCAAATAGAAATGATATTAGTGAACAGACCTTTAATGATGGTCAAGCACTATTGTCTGAGTTGAAGAGAGATGAAAAAACTTCAATCGATTGGCTTATAGAGCACACTGAAAAGTTTTGTCAAGATCAGGCTTTGTTCAATGCTTTGTCTAAATCAATTCAACTTATCAACGGCGACGCTAGCCAAGACATTTCTAAGGGAGCAATCCCTGAACTCCTGTCAAACGCGTTAGCTGTCTCCTTTGATACACATATTGGTCATGACTTAGTTGAAGACTGGGTTCGACGCTTTGATTTATATCATACTAAAGAGACTAAGATACCTTTTAACCTAGATTACT